GTCCGCCTATGAAGACACAGGGATAATAACTGTCAGCCGCATAATCGGTAATCTGCGAACCAGGCTGCGGATAAATATCGGCATCTGTAATGTTATGGGTTATCCATTGGCTTGAAGTTTCGTCCCATACCTTTTGTGTTCCGGTCATCGATGAAGGGCCGATAGAGGTAATATAAAACCAGCGGATAACCGATGTAAGCACAAACGGCCCGCCGATATGCGAGCGGGCACATCGACCGATTTTATACGGCCAAATTGCCTGCTGCAATTGCTCAATCGTCTGACCTTGTTTATTTAATTGCTCTTTGATTGTATTGATATACCGATTCACGTCAATTCCAAATCGTTAAAGTCTGCATACAAAGCCGTCCGCACCTTATATTTCCCCGTTTCAGTAATGTCGCTTGGGATTTCGCCGGAATTGGAATCAATAAATGCAAGCTCTTTGTTCCAGCCGAATGGATTGAGCTTGAATTCGTAAGACACCTTAAAGGTAATGTTGTCCGGCTGTTTCACAGCGGTCAACCCCGAACACATCCAAGAGCCGGCCGCTGCTTGCGGCTTTAACAACCAATTTTTTTTGTTGATATGGGCTGTATAATGTGCCGCTCGCATTGAAAAAACTTCGTAAGAATTCACATAAGATAACGGCAGACCACGATAAAAGCCGGATTGGATATCAGCCGTTATTGTATACAATTCAAAGCGGGATATCGAGATAACAGGCTGCCAAGCCCAGATTGGAGATTTCAGGATTTTTCGGGCCGTTTGATTGCGATAATCAGGATTTGGATAGTCTGCCGGATATTGATAGACGACTTCGTTACTTATTGCTGTCGTGCTTTGGTCAGAAGCATCGAAATGAAAGGTCTTTTCGACCTCTTGTGCGGTAGACATCACCGAATATTCATAGTTTGCGTTGATGTCGTATTCCCGATACAGAGCGACAATCTTTACGCTGTTATGCGTCAACATCTGCGGCCGCAATTCTCTGCAATATGCTGTAGTTATTGCCGGATGTGCATCGCCATATTTAGGGATGCCGGTTGTATTGACGGCCTCGTAAAGCATAGCAGAACCTGCCGCCGTCAATTCAGAGACTATAAAGGTTCGTGTTATTTCCCAGCCGCTTTTGCCGATAACGGCCTCACATCCTTCTATGATGTCCGATATGACAGCCATTATTCACCCAATCTTTCGTTCAGTTTGTCCAACAGCATATTATTTGTTTGAACGGCCTGCTTATAGTCTTGCAGCAGGCCGATAATATCGTACAGCAGGGTTATATCCTTATAACCAAAATATGTTCCTGCCGCTCCGGCCGCAGCAATCCCGCCAATAGCTGCTGTGGTTGATAATGCTGCTGTTCCGGCCGCTCCCGCCGCAGAACTACCGGCAAATAATCCCGAAACGCCTTTTATTATGGGAGCGGCCTTGACGCCGAGATAACCGCCGGCCGCTGCAAGACCCGCACCAGTCAGATACGGATGAGTCTTTGCCCCTGATTTTGCAATTTCCGACAATCCAGATTTGACCTCAGACAAGGCCACCTTGACGCCGGCCCCTATTTCATAACCCAGCCGGCGGGCATAGGGATAAAGAGCCTGCAGATAGGTTTGCATAAACACAAATGCATCTTTGAGATTATTGATTATCGTCTCAAACACGGCTGCAAGACCGCCTGATTTACCAATTTCATATAGTTTCGTAAAGTACTGAATAACCGATTGTATGACCTGAGCGGTAATCTGCCCCCACTTAATGACAGTAGCTTGATTGTTTACGAGCCAATCTGTCATCCTTTTTAATCCGGTGGCGGTTAGTATTTTTAATCCTTCGCCGAAATTTTCAAGCGTTGATGCGATTTGCTGCCGCAATTCAAATAGATAGGCGTTCAATGTTTTCGTATGTCCGGACAATTGAGACTGCAATTTGCCCGCTTGTTCTAAAATTGCAGATAACCGTAGATAAGCTTTTTCGCTTTCATTCAATTCTCGATTCTTTCGGATGAATCCAATATCTTTTACGAACTTATACTCTTCCTTTGATGTCTGTTTAACGGCCTTTTCCATTTCTTTCAGTTTCTCGGCCGTTAATCCGGTTTTTAGAATTTCTTCATTCAGAATAATCCCATACGAACGCAGGCCTCGTGCCATACCGGTCAATCCCATTTGTACGGCAGACGCAATATCAGCAATACTCCCGCCGTAAACATTCCGCATTGTATATGCAGTCTCGGTCAGCCGTTTTGAAAACTCGACGGCCTTATCTTCAGTAATCCCGATAGCATCCATTATCAAATAAAATTGTGCGGCTGTATCGGCTACATCCGATTGGTTCAAGCGGTTGGCGGCTGCAAATTCATTGACCCAATCCCTGATTTTGTCGATTGATTCGCCGAATATTGCATTGAACCGCTGTATTGCCATTTCATTGTCAGCAAACGCCTTTACAGAAGCAACGGCGAAAGCAGCAAACGATGCCGTCAGATATTTGACCAGACGGGTCGCCGTGCTGATTGCAGAACCTATTGTTGATTTTATTACTTCGGAAATTTTGCCCATTGATACCTGAACGGCCGAAAGAGCTTTTTTGAGTCCGGTCGTCAGCGGCTCAAGGTTTGCCATTATGTCAACGACTGCTTTTCCTAATGCCATATCGGAACTCCTGCCATCTGTTTGGCCTGCTGTTTAACGGCTTCAATTTCACGCAGGCCGTGAATAATATTCAATTCGGTTATAACGCTCCTGAATTCCTCGACTGTCATATTCATCAGCTCTTCATACCGCAGCGCTCCGTTGGTATTTAAGACAACCAGCAAGACCGCCCGCAGCAGCGGGACGGGCGGTTCTATGTTTTTTTTTCTTCGTAAAATTCTTTCGGAAACAATTGGGTTTTCAGCATTTCAATTTCATCCAGGCGAACATCGCAGTCTTCCAATTTGACGGCCGGATTTGTTTTCCGCCGTTCCAGCCACATTAGATATTGAAATGACTCGATATCATTACCGGACAACTCGTCCGCTGACAGCGATTGAATTTTATCGCTGATAAACTGATAAGCTGAAACCGGAAAATCATTTCCGTAAATAGATTTTGCCGTCTCGATGAGCTCAAGCCGCTTTTTGTTTTTCAGCCAATTGGTAAACTCGATAATATCCTTAATCGTCAACATATGAAATCCTTTAAGTTGTCTTCAATTCCACCGTTCCGGTAAACGCAAAGGTATAAACAGCCATAACAATCCCGCCTACATCAACCGTTAAGGGAACACTTGTCAATACGACCTTGCCGGAATAATACCCGTCATCCGCTGTCTGCGTCCGGTACAAATCCAATTGATAAGCCTGTCCGACTTTTGCGATTATATTTTCGCTGGCAACGGTTGTTACTGTTGCCGTTGCCGATTTAATGCCAGGCAGCCGCAGCATATAATTATTTGTAGCGTGAGCATACGCCGCTTCTGCGGCATCGCAAGTCAGATTAATCGTCCATTCTCTCGGCATTGCAAATTCCGTGCTGTCCAGAACAACCTTCAGACGCTTGCCTTGAACAGGGTCGCTTGTCCCGCTTGGCGATACGCCGCCGGTTGCGTTATAAGTTAAACCTGAGTTTGCCGAACCGGCAAAAGTATAATCGATTGTCCCAATCCCATCGGCTGGGATTGTCTCGGTTATTGCTGTTGCTATAGCGTTCCCTTGATAATATGGTTCACTTGCACCGCCGATAGATAGCTTGAGCACAGCATTCGCTCCAAGCGTTGATATAGTATCCCATCCAAGCTGCGACAGACATCGAGCGGAAACACTGAAATCTTGAATGCCGGACAAGTTGTATTTCCAATCATCGCCGGCGGTTGCAGCGGTCGCTGCATTATCCGTAAAAGACAATTCCCAACTTGTTAAATGAACAACCTCAGCACTTTTAAAGGTTGCACACCCTGATTTACCGTGCCACGGAGCAGCCATAGTTTTTATCCTTTCACTAAAATTTCGTAAGTTAATATGATTGCATAATAGTCATCAATTTGACCGATTGTTTCGTATCCGATACGCTTGATTGCGATAAATCCCGAAAAATCCAATACCGTCCAATCTAAATTTGATGTTATCGCCTCTGCGATATTGACCGCCTGCGTTCCGCCGTCATCGGGGTCGGCATAAATGCTGATGTTTAACTCAATTGTTTCAATACGGTTAGTATTTTTTCCGGCGATTTCAAGTATATTACTGCTGCCAAGCGTAAATACAGCATACGGAAGCAATGCCGTTTGTGATGCCTGCTGAAAATAAAATTTCGGCAGAATGGATTTAACCGCTTCCGTGCCGGCATAAAATTTATAAACTGCATTTGCAATTTCATTTATCATTTTAAGGCCTTCTGCAATATATTCCGGATTTTGGTTTTACATTCTTTAAGAGACGGGACAAGATAAGGTCGTGGCTGCATATTTTTCCGGCCCAATTCCAGCACTAAACCATAATCGACCAGCGTCGTTGATTTTGATTTCAAATGTTTCTCATCCACTCCGACATAACCGTGAATTTTATTCTTTTCGATTACGACCTCGTAATTAATACTGGACGCCAAAACGCCTGTATCTCGGCGGGGTGGCTCAAACGGCCTTGACGGTCGATGCGGCTTGCCTCCGCCTTTTCCGATTTTACGCTTAATATGCCCTTGCACATAGATAGAGGCCTTTGTTATCGCCTTGAAAATCTCGTCAAACGCTGCGAATAGTACAGTCTGGCTGTACCAGTCTATATGTCCGCCTTTTACTTTCATCTTTTTTTCAATTCAACTTCTAAATGCCTGTTTAATCCGGCTGGATTTTTAATGTTCAGGATTTCAAAGACCTCGTTATTGTATACAATCCGGTCTGTTAACAATAGATTACTGATGTAAGGGCAATACATCATATAAGTTTCATCTGCTTCAATACGGCTATTATTCTTCGACTCTCTTCGGCTTACCGGCTGAATAGAACATTGCAGCGTGCTGATTTTTGTCGTATAATTTTTGCAGACAGCCCCCTTGCTGTCGGTGGTCTCGACCATCTGCAGAACAGACGCCGTATGTTTTAACAAGTTTTTCATAGATAAAATTTGTACTTTTCGAGCCGCTTAAATATTGCAGCCGGCACGGTATCCTTTATCGTGTATGAATAATCGCCCAGACTTTCCGACTGCATCGATTGATTGGTGGATTGATTGTCGATATAGGATTTTACCAAATCGCAGCAGATACCAGTCAAGTCTGCCGGCAATTCGGTATAACCCGCTCGATACTTTACATAGATATTCTGGAATCCGTTCGGCAGCGTCTCAAAGCACTTCAGTATGCCCTTTTCTGTATCACAGCTAAATTCAACATCGGCAATATTCGGTGCATACATTGCGGCCTGCCGGTTTAAGCAGGTATTCGTACTATCACTGTCGAGGATTTCAGTCGGCGATAATTTATCCGTTTCCGGACTTGCCGAGACCGCCGACCAGCCGGCATCGGTTATCGCTGTTAACAATTCACCGATTGTATCATAATCGGTCAAGTCGATTTCCAACTCGCCCGAATTGACGCCGCCCAATACCGTTAAATACAAATTTGTTCCGGATTTTGCCGCATAAGCAAAATATGCGTCCTCGCTTGTATTGGTTAAATACAGACATTCTCTTTTGCCGACCGCAATGCTGTATATAGTAATTACCGGATAATGATGTAGTAGCAGATAGGGCGTACCGTCGCCGTCGTGGATTTCTGTATAATCCGCAGCTTCGAATTTACGCCGGCAGAAACGCTCTATTTCGTCCTGGGCTCTGGCAATCAAGAGCGTTAATTTTTCGTCGGTCTCATCCGTTGCATAGACGGCCTTATAGTCATCGGCTGTTATAATTGCCATACTCGCAATCCTTAAATCTGCGACATTTGTACTATCCGTTTATTTTGGACAATGATATGAAATCCCCTGCTGATAACATCCGATGATGACCGGCTGGACGAGGCAACGGACGTATCATAAATCAGCAGGTCGTAAGCCCCGTCCGGCAGAGTAGACGGGATATCCAGCTTCCAGCCACCGATAGTTGATGTTGCGTTTGTAAGACTTACATCGGTGTTAGTCCAAGTAGGTGAACTGTTCAGGTAATCCGTTGTATCCGTTTCATCATAAACAGCACCAACCTGCTTATTGACAAATCGGACATACGGAGCAGAGCCGGACAGATTGTAGATATAGACATACTTTAAGTCGTTCGACTGTTGACGCCCGATGGTATCAGCGTGGCTTATTTGGAATTGATACAGCCAAACTAATCCGATAATTATTAAAAGTCCAAAAACAATTTTTGCATCTCTTAAATTCAGCATCTGCTTACTCCCTTTAATTTTCATACAAACTTTTTTCTTTTCCAAAGACAGAATTGATTTTCGGATATATTGGCAGGCCAATCGGCTGCGTCTCGCCGTACAGCGTCTTGATTCCGCCGGATTTGACCTTCGGATTTTGCGGACGGAAATCATAACCAGTTGGATTTGCAAACAGCGGGTCTTCTTCGATTGTCGTCGCCGGCCAATCAAAGTCATTGACCGTCCCATAGACACTTGCCAGCTTGTTGGTCAATTTGCCGCCGGCCGACCAGATGCAGTTGTTGTCGGCCAAAAGGATTGTTCCATAGTCCGACCCGTTATTCAGCCACGAGCCGAATATATTGCCACTGGTCGCCGCCAGATAGGCGATATTGTTGCTGGTTATCTG